TCAAGACCCTGAGTTTGCAGCGTGGGTGAAAGCCTCTCCGATGCGCGTTAACATGTATGCACTGGCAGATGCCCAGTACGACTTTAATGCTGCTGACGAGCTGATTTCTACCTTCAAGGCAATCAAAGGTACACGAACCAATGAAACAGTTACTGCTGCAAAAGAAGTACGGCAAACCGAAATGAAAGCCGCTGCTGTCGATGTTGGTGGAACTGGGGAGTCTTCTAAGAAAGTTTATCGCCGTGCCGACCTTATCCGGCTACGCATGACAGACCCTGCGCGATATGAAGCCTTACAACCTGAAATCATGGCTGCATACGCTGAAGGCAGGGTAAAATAATCAACTTTGTTTTAGGAGAATACAATGCCTTTAGGTACTAATAACGTTACCGTTACCACCGCTGCTACCTTCATTCCGGAGGTATGGAGTGATGAAATCGTTGCTGCTTACAAGAAGAACCTTGTTGCAGCTAACCTCATCAAGAAGATGAGCTTCAAGGGCAAGAAGGGTGACACCGTTCACATTCCCGCCCCCACCCGTGGTGATGCCTCTGCTAAGGCCGCTGGCAGCCAAGTGACCCTGATCGCTGCTACCGAGAGCGAGAAGACCGTTGCTATCGACCAACACTGGGAATACTCGCGTCTGATCGAAGACATCGTGGAAGCCCAGGCTCTGTCGTCGCTGCGTCAGTTCTACACGGACGACGCTGGCTACGCTCTGGCTCGTAAGGTTGACAGCAGCCTGATCCAACTTGGCCGCAAGGTTCAAGGCGGTGGCGGCACGTCTGCTTACAGCGGTGCTTTCTCTGGTGCTGATGGCACGACGGCTTATGTTGCTGCCACGAACACGGGTTCTGGCGCTCTGACCGACGCCGCTATCCGTCGCTCGATTCAGCGTCTGGATGACCAGGATGTGCCGATGGACGGTCGTTTCCTGATCGTTCCCCCGTCTACCCGTAACACCCTGATGGGTATCAACCGCTTCACGGAGCAGGCTTTCGTGGGTGAGGCTGGCAATGCCAACACCATCCGTAATGGCGAAATCGGCAACGTGTACGGCATCCCCGTGTTTGTGTCCACCAACGCTGATACGACCTCTGGCTCTACGGCCACCCGTATCTGCCTGATGGCTCACAAGGACTTCTCGGTGCTGGTTGAGCAGATGGGTGTTCGTACCCAGACCCAGTACAAGCAAGAGTACCTCGGTACGCTGTTCACGGCTGACGTTCTGTTCGGCTGCGACGAACTGCGCGACGGCGCTGCTGTTGCTCTGGCTGTTCCGGCCTAAGTAAACAACTAGGGAGGACTCCTACGGGGGTCTTCCCTTTTTGTCATTGGAGAATTGAATGAAATTTATGTGCAAATATTCCGGTTCTGTCTACTCGTTTGAGATGGAACACGACATCAAGGCAATGCTGACGCACCCCGACTACATGAAGGTCGAAGAGGAAGAAGTCAAAGAAGAAGAGCCTGCAGTCAAGCGTGGTCGTCCTGCTAAGAAAGACGAAGAATGAGACAAGTATCCGTAGGTAACAACCTAACAGCCGCAACAAAGACTACTGTTTACACTGTTCCTACGGGTTATTATGCTCTGTGGAACCTCTGTTATGTGGTCAACCATACGGGCAACAACAAAACCATTGATGTGTACTGGTACGATAAGAGCACCAATGTAGAGATTAAAGTATTAGATGGATATTTGTTAAGCCCTACAAATTTCTTGAAGTTTGATGGTGGCGCATACATCGTACTAGAAGAAGGCGATGAAATTAGAGTAGAGTCTGAATCAGCTTCTAGCATGAGCACGATCAACACTTTTGAAGTCATAAGGAAAGCATAATGGCTACTGATTTAGGTCAAAACTTCTCAGGCTTGTTTGGTTCTGGTAGCGCACTTGCTAATCAGGCCCAACAAGTCTTAGCTGCTAGTGGAAAAGCCAACGATCCTCGCTTTACTGACTCAATCGTAGGTAGTTTTACTCAGAACGGTGTAACTTATAATGTACTCGGTGATGGTTCAATCCAAGGCTTGATTGAGACGCCTACTGGTGCATACTTGGCTGGTGCGTTTACGCCAGAAGGACAACAAGCTACTGAACAGTTAAGCACACGCTTTGAAGAGACTGATCTAGACCGTGCATTAGGCGTGTTAGCCAATGCTGCTATTGCTGCTGGTACTGGTTTAGCTCTTGGCCCCGCTGGAATTGGCTTTTTAGGGGCGCCCGCTGCCGCTGCCACTGGTGCCGGTGTTACCAACTTTGCCAACACTGGCAACCTTCAAGAAGCATTAAAAGCCGCTGCTTTAGGTGGTGTGACCGCTTATGGGGCCGGGCAGTTATTTGGAGGAGCTGCTGATCTTGGGGCACAGCAAGCATTAGAATTAACAATTGCTGATGATATAGCAAGTCTTGCGAATCAAGGGCTTTCTCCTGCACAGATTAGTGATATTATTTCTAGTGGCTACGGAATTGATCCTTTTGCAGCGGCTGAGTCCGTAGCAAGTACTTTAGGGTCTTCTGCAGCGTCTCCTGCTACTGTAACTGTAACGGGAAGTAACTTAGGAGCACTTTCTAACTTAGCTCCTTCTTTAGTTTCTACACTTCCTTCTTTAATTCCTCAAGTACAAGTAACAGGACAAACCGTTAAGCCAGACCTATCTGTTCCAGAAGCAGTGGCTTCCACTCTTCCTACTGTTTTGGGTGGAACTGTCCAACAGGTTGATGTTACTGGTAATCCGGAACGTCCACTTCCTCCTGTTATTCTTCCGCCTCCGGTACCTCCGGCACCTCCTGTTCCTCCAAAACCACCGGCGCCGCCTCCTACACCACCGGATACAGTAGAGGTAGTAGACACGAAGGATCCGCGTGTTGTCCCTCCTGTTATTCTTCCGCCTGTTGTACCTCCTGTTTCCCCCGCTCCTCCTCCCCTTCCTCCTGCACCACCGACGCCCCCTCCGACGCCTCCTGATACGACAGTAAAACCAACAGATTTACTTACCTTGTTAAGTTTATTAAATCTTGGGGGAACTTTAGGGAATCTTGGGAATAATAGTACGCAAACAGTCAGTACTCCTCCGTCAGACACTATGATTGGTAGCACTACTCCGCAGTTTGGCCCAGACTATTATGCTGCGGTGCAGCGATACTACAATGCCTATATGCCTGAGACTCCAAGAGATGTCGCAGGCCCGTTACAACAATGGTACGAAAACAAATACGGAGCTTAAATGGCAACGATCATCACAAAGAATAGTAGCACAGCATCTTCTGTACCGGCTGCAGGCTCATTGCAGCAGGGTGAGTTAGCTGTTAACGTAACTGATAAAAAGTTATATACTAAGAATAGTTCTGGTACTGTCGTGATTGTTGGTCAAGAGCCTTTGATTAGTGGCACCAACATCAAGACTTTGAATGGCCAGTCTTTACTTGGTAGCGGAGACATTGCGACAACCAACGGTGATGTTACTCTTAACGGTACTCAGACGCTTACCAATAAGACGATCAGCGGCTCTAGCAATACGCTTACCAACATCAGTCTGACCACTAGCATTACCGGCACCCTTCCTGTCGCTAACGGCGGTACTGGTGCTACATCGCTGACTGCTAACAACGTCATTCTTGGCAACGGAACTTCTGCTGTTCAAGTAGTGGCTCCTGGTACTTCTGGTAATGTCTTAACCTCTAACGGTACTACCTGGACGAGTGCTGCCAGTACTGCAGGCAAAGCAGCCAACGTACAAACCTTCAACAGTAGCGGTACTTGGACGAAACCTTCTGGTTTCAGTTCCGGTGCTCGTGTACTGATTGAATGTTGGGGCGGTGGTGGCTCTGGAGGAGCCTACGCTTATGGCGGGGGTAGTGTTGGTGCTACTGGCGGTGGCGGTGGTGGCGGCTACAACTACGCCTGGATTTCGCTTTCTGCGCTTAGTTCTACGGAAACAATCACGATTGGAAGCGGTGGCGCTGCTGTAGATCCTACAACTAATAGTCAGGGTAACGTAGGCGGTACAACGTCTTTTGGTACGCGCGTCTATGCCTATGGAGGCGGCGGCGGTGGTATGAGTACATCAAGCACTTCCGCATCCGGTGGAGGCGGCGGCGGACAACTCTCTAACGGGAGTAATGGATCGACAGGCGGTTCTGGCTCTGGAGGCCCGGCAGGTCAACCACGAGCGGGTAATGAAGGTGCAGGTGGTGCAGAAGATACAGGAAACGCAGGCTACTACAAAGGTGGTGGAGGCGGCGCTGCGTACTCTACTAATAACGGTTCTGCTTACTCAGGTGGGGCTTCAGTATGGGGCGGAGGTGGCGGTGGCGGCGCAAATGCAGGTTTTGGTGGTAATGGCAAGAGTGGCGGCGCCAGTTCTTATGGGGGCGCAGGAGGCGCAGGCGGGTATAGCTCTACTCCGGCTTCAGGCACTGCTCCCGGAGGTGGCGGTGGAGCCAGCGTTTCTTCCTATCTCTTTAGTGGCGCAGGCGCAGCAGGCCGTGTTATTGTTACCGTATTTGATGGAGCATAAAAATGAATTATGCTGTCGTTAATCAGAATAAAGAAGTTATAAATGTGATTGTCTTAGAAGAAGGTTCTAACTGGACTCCTCCTGCTGGGTTCCTTCTTGTTCCGTTGTCAGGTTCTGCCGGTATCGGATGGACTTGGGACGGTACTAAGTTTATGGCTCCTCCCAAAGAAAAAGAGAATTCTTAATAATACTTAGGGAGGTGCTGTGATTGATCCAGTAACAGCCTTCGGAGTAGCTGTAACGGCATTCAATACCGTACAGAAGCTGGTGAAGGCTGGTAAAGAAATAGAAAGTGTAGCAGGACAGCTAGGTAAATGGTACTCGGCTGTCCAATCCTTCAACGAAAGTGCTGCCAAAAAAGAACAAGACCTCAAGAAAGGCAAGTTTCTTGGTAAAGGATCAATTGAGCAGGAAGCATTAGACATCGTAATGCACCGTGAGCGATTGAAGAAGATGGAGTATGAACTCTATATTCTTATCGCAGGTGTGTATGGACAGGACGCTTACAAGTCCATGATGTCTGAACGAATTAAGATTAAAAGACAACGGGAGCAAGCAGCCAAGATTGCAAAACGTCGGAAACAAGAGATGATTACCAATGGTTTGTATCTGACTGGTATTGCTTTCCTTCTTGTGCTCTGTTACCACATGTACGAATACTTAGCGAGGAACATATGATGAAGAAGCCTAACAAAGTTGAGAAAGTTATGCGAGAGTATAAAGAAGGTACTTTACATAGTGGCAAGAAAGGCCCAGTTGTCAAGAGCCGTAAACAGGCTGTAGCAATCGCTCTTTCGGAAGCGAATATGTCCAAGAAGAAGGCAAAGAAGTAAAATGGATGCTGGCTTCAACGAAGATTTGAAACGTATCGAAAGCAAAGTAGACAAACTAACCGATGCTGTTACTCGTCTGATCCTCGTTGAAGAGCGTCAGACTGCTCAAGGTGTTCGTATTGACGACCTTGAAGACAAGACAGAAGAACTTGATAAGAGCATTACGAGAGTAGACCGTAAGGTTGAACGGTGGGTGAACATGGGCATGGGTGCTTGGGCTGTTGTAGCTACATTATTTATGATCTTCCAATTTGTCGTAAAAGCACAACACTAGTGAAGACACCTATTGACAGGTCTAAGGCAATCGTCTATAATGATTACTTATAAAGACACCAAGGAAAACTAATGGCAACAACTTATTTACAACTTGTTAACAATGTTCTTATAAGACTTAGGGAATCAGAAGTTTCATCTGTTGGTGATACTCCTTACAGTTCTTTGATTGGTGTCTTAGTCAATGACGCAAAGCGTGAAATTGAAGATGCCTACTCATGGAATGCTTTAAGTCAAACCATTGTCGTACCTACCGTCTCAGGACAACAGTCTTACACTTTGACTGGTTCTGGTCAACGGTTCAAGGTTGACATGGTAATGAACGAGACTGAAGATGTCCCAATGTATCAGGTGTCCCCTGATTGGTTGGACACTCAGTACTATCTGGCGGATGTTCAGAATGCTGCTCCGATCTACTACTGCTTTGACGGTGTAAGCAACGATGACAATGTTGTCCGTGTCTGGCCTCAGCCTGATGCGGTCTACTCATTACGCTTCAATCTGAACATTCCACAACAAGACCTGTCTACTAACAGTGACTTGGTTAAAGTTCCT